TAGTTAAACGCCATGCTCCTATGCTAAAAAATGAATATCCAAAGATGCAAAGACAGATTATCCAAGATGAAATGAATAAGTATGGTGAGAAAACTTTTGCTGAACATAGGGCTAGATTAGATGTTGAGAAGCATGAAAGAACAGCAAATATAAGAGGTCGTGATTCTGGCGGTTATAAATATACAACTCTAAAAAGAGCTCATAGACATGAAAAACTTGCACAAGAAATGATAGATTGGACAGAAACTGGTAAAGTTAATGTAGATAGGTTAAGAGCTAATGGATTAAGTGAGCCTATATTAACAGATATGAAAACTGCATTTGGTACTGGTGAAGGACTTTCTGATCATTCAAGAGTTTTAACACAACATGGAAGAACATTGCATCCTGATTCTAAAATATCAATTTCAAAAATTCTTGACGTAGGCGGTGATAAGAAAGCTATTGTTAAGTCAGTAAAAAGAGATGCTCAATATCAAATGGGTGAATATGTCATGAAGTATGCAGATTTAGATGATCCTAAAAGTATTGAGAAATATGCTAGGGAAAGAATTTATAGTATGCAAAAAAGAAGTATAAAGGGATTTAGAGTTGCTTCAGCTAATGTTCTTCATGAACATATAGATGATTTAGATTTAGAAGTTAGAAAATTTATGCAATCTTTTAAATATAATAAAAATACTGGGATAGCAAATATTGTTTTATCCCCACAATATAAACCACATTATCTTGTTGGCGGAGTTAATGCCAGTGTTAATTTGAGAAAATCAAAGGGTCGTGTTTTTAGACAACATATAAAAGGCGGTATACCAAGTAAGAATATAAAAACTGATATTTTAATATCAGATAAGTATGATGTGCTTACTAATAATGATCCCTTTCAAAGAAAGGTTCACTTTAATGTTGTTACCTCACGAGATGTAGCAAGAATTAGTACTAGAGAACAATTAAAAACTGCTATAAAAGCTGGTAAATGGGAAAAAGCTATGGAGAAAGCTCTTAGGCTTGGCACAAAAGGTTTGATAAAGTTAACAAGAATTGGAAGATATATGAGATAAAGATAGGGGAGACCGAAAACAGTAAACGATCTCCCCTCTTGTGGAAGGGATAGACTACTGGACTAGGGAAATAAAGGAAAACCTAGTCGTTTAGCGTAGTTCTATCTTTGCAAGAAATTCTTAAAATATTGACACCCTTCTTTTGTATCTACAACACATGGTTTATTTTCTAACTTGTCATCAATGTGTAAAAATACTGGGGCACAATTATTTCTTTTAAGATAAGCTCTGTCTATGTGGATCATGCAGCCAAGACAGTTACCTAAGTACCAATTGGCACACTTAAGCTGAGCTTTCCTCTTCTTCTCTGTTTTCATCTTTTTCTTTATGATTATGTTCGTCTGCTGTCGTCGGTTCGAATTCCCTGCGTTCTTTCTCCTCCATCAGCCTTAACATATACGCTGATAAATATACGGACAAATCAAGTGCTTCTTCAACAGCTTCATAGAAATTATCTCTTGTTATATCATCTCTAGGCATTATTGGTACATTTTGATGATATTGCTCTGCACCTATATCTAATCTTTTTTTGATTAAATCAATAATTAAGTCATTGTTTTGCTCAAGGTCTTTTTTATCACCTGATTTCTTATACTTATCTATTTGTTCTTGCATTGTATCTACTCTAAGAGCCATTTGTTTTATAGTCCAGTCGGCTTCCAGCAATGATTGTTCTAGAAAGCCGACCTTGTTCTTTAGTATTTGTTTATTGTTCATTAAATTCTATCTAATTTATTGTATGGTAAGTTATAACAATCTACAGAAACTTTCCAATTATTTGAAGAGTCTATATCTCCTCTAGAATAAAATGTGGCTTGTTTGAAATATTCTTTCGCATCTTTTTTACCACATATCCATGATTTAATTGGTGTATTATCGTTGAATTGTATACTAACAAATACATATATGTCTGGATTTTGATGTCTACTATAATCAGCAACACTTGCATCATAGAAACCTTTTGGGGGAACTGTTCTACGCTTAGTTTTTACTTCTATCTTCTGATTATCTTTTACTAAATCGTAACTATATTTTTCATCACCTTCATCGGTACTAATTTGTAAGGCTTTCATATAATCTGCTACAATTTCTTCACCAAGATAACCAGCAAAATTACCTTCTCCACCTAAAATAGAATTACTAATTTTTCCTAAATTTTTGGCTTTTTTCTTAGCATTTGATACCATTTCTTTTGTAAATGGTGCTTCAATAATATTATCAATCATATTCATCACATATTGATTCAGAATATGGAGTTAATTTATTATAATCTTCTTCAATACCTGTTTCAGAGCCAACTTCTGTTTGTCCATCTTGGACTGGAATCCTTTTTTGTCCAATGTCCTTAGATTCCATTTCATCTTCAATGTCTCTGATAAGATCAGAACACCTATCTAATTCTTCGATATCATTATCATTTATATAAAGATTAGCCCGATGATTACTTAATGCTGTCATAAGCATTTCTGTCTGTTCTCTAGTTAAGTTCAATATCTTCCTCCTTTTGCTAGCTTTCGTAGCACATATTCTTTTGTTTCGTCTTCTAGATTTTCTACCCATTTCATAAGATATTCAAATTCATCTTCCTCTAATGGGCCTTTTCTGGTGTTACATGATTTGCAAATTAATTGTAGATTATCAATGATGGAATCTCCACCTTTTGAAAGTGGAATAATATGATCACATACCATATTTCTTAATGTCATCTTTCTTTTACAATATTTGCAGCCGTCACCATAGTTAACATAAAACATTTCACGAAGATCATCCATTTCAATCATAAATATTACATTTGAATCTTCTGATCGTTTTTTAAGGGAGGATTTGAGACTTTGCATCTTTCTCTGTAGCTTTGTGTAAGCAATCTTCCAATAAGTACGATGATGAGGTTCTAATACCTCTTTAAATGCTTTCTTATCATATTTCATAATTATAAGGGCTCAGCGTTTTTTGCATTACTTCGCTTGTTAAAAGGCTTATGATACATCGCTGGGCGTGTAAGAGGTCTTTGTCCTCCCCCTTTCAATCAACTGAGCCCTATATAATTTATGAACAAAAGAATGCATTATACAACCATTATGTACGCTTTACTCTTTTGACTCGAGAGATATTGATACCTTCAGGCATATCATCACCAGCTTTATGAGCTGATATTGCTGCCTTTCTAGCTTTCACTTTATCTAGTTTCTCAGTAAAATGAACTTTCTTAAAATCATCTGATACTGCATGTGGATCAACTTCTACTCCACCATAGGTTTCATAGAGTTTGTATCTTGCAGTATTAGTTTCATAAACACCATCATCATTGCCAATTTCTAGAATAACAGCAGGAAGAAGCGTTTTATTAAAGTAATCCATAGTCTTTTCAAGGCCTCTACGACGAGATTTTAATCTATCAATCTCTTCTTTCAAAGCCTCTACCTCAGCATCAATGAGATGTTCTCTCTTGCTAAGCTCAACCATAAAATAATCAACATTATCGAGTTTGTTTCTTACTTGCCGATGAAGTGTCATACGATGTTCTTCAAGCTTTTTCAAACTATCCATATCAAGATCGGGTAACTGTCCAAGCCACTCGATTTCTTGATTAACATCGATAAGTTCACCAACTAGTTCTTTTGTAGTAGCCATTTATACTCCTCTTTCATCTACCATTTGGAATTTACCATTACCACCATTGAAGATATTCTTCTTTTTTAATCTGAATGATGGTTGCCATTCGAGTTCTACATCAAATAGATCACCATCACTGTTCTTAAATAAAGATACCTTTTTCTCTGGGTCATCTGACTTACCAGTGATTCCAAGTACTTTTCTAGATGCATTTTCAATTGCTCCACTTCCTTTTGCAGCATACAAATCCATAGTTTGACTTCTGGAATATTCTCTGCTTACCTGTGAAATTTGGATAATTATTATATCTTCGTTCACAGCCATATTGGAAAATGAATGACTAATATAATTTAATTTCTCATATTCTCCTCTTACATTGTAGGGAACATCAATTAAATCTATATAGTCCACGACTACACATTTAGGTTGAAATTTTCTTATCTTTTCTTGTACCTGTTGTACACTAGGACTAATAGACTGAATTGCTATATGACTTAAGTCATCTTTATGATGCTGATAAAGTTCTTTATAGTTTTTAATTACATTGTCTTTACTCCCACCTGATACAATTTGTAAATTTCTTCGATGCATTACAAATCCAGATAGTTCTAATGATAAGAACAGTGTTGGAATTTGCAGCTCACTCTCTATTATGTCGAGGTTTGCATTATATCCTAACACTATGTTTTGTGCTAACGCTGTTTTGTTAGCCCCTGTCGAACCGAATATAGTGACTAATTCACCGGGGTATATAGTCGCATCTGTCATATATACGCCTAACTGCCTAGCTAGGTCTATAGTTCTGCCCGTAAAATCGGTTTCTAGCCTTGCAGCTAAGTCCGATTGTAAATCTTCACTATTCTTTATGTCTACAAGATAGTCTTTTCTTTTATAGTAAATACAATTTGGTTTACAATATTTCATCATTAGTTCATCTTGACAACCATATTTGTATCCACCACGATAAGTATCTTCTACCTTCTTTAAAACTAAATCTTCCCTTAGTTGATTATTATTCCATTCAAGAAGTGATGCTTTTGTTGCAACACTTGGTATACCATGTCTGAAGAAATGGGATGCTATTCGCATCATAGTATTATTTCTTGATCCCTTTTCTGGGCCAAGTGAATACATCTTCTGTACGCATGGTACAATATTCTTAGGTTCTACGCTTGATTCCATTGTTCTAATCTTTGGAACAGTCATAGCGATCTTATCTTCTAATTCTCCATCACCCCAGATATTTTCAACAAAATAATGTCTACGACTCGCAGCCATTCTATGTATATCTTCAAATGATAGATTTTGTATTTCAGAATATGAAAGTGGAATTTTATATAGAGATGATTTTTGGTTTAGAGTGTCTCTGCACCTGTAGATCGAAGTTCTGTTATAGACTGCTAAATCTATTTCACTGAATAAATTGTTCATAGTTTCTTTAACAATAAATGGTAAGTCTTTATTTCCTGACGGAAAATTAAATACTTCCCCACTTATCATTATATGATATCCAGTACCACTAAAGAAAACTTGATAAGATTCTGGGGATACATTCAGCTCTTCTAATTCAAATAATACACCTTTTGTTTTATTTAGTGTATGTTGATCTGAATCTTGTCCTTTATCTATATCAATTAATACATTTTTTATGTATCTTTTACCAATAAAATCTTTAAGAGTTTTTCTTATCTTAAAATATTCTTTGGCCTCTTCATCATATAGATATAAGCTTTTATATACAGCATTATTCTCACCATGTTCAATAATAACATCTATAACTTGTTCTTCAGGAATAAGAAGCCCTCTATTACGAGGGCTCCCTATTGCTACTTCGTTAAAGAATGACACTAAAAAGAAGTTTGTGTTCCACCAGAAGCAGTGGTACTTCTAGGTGATACACTATTAACAACTTTCTCATTTGCGTCGTGCTCAACAATATACTTTTTAGCCTTCATGAAGTTAATATAACTTTCAAGATCAGTCCGACCTTTTTCGTCATTTTTAACTACCTTAGGGCATACGGTTGGGTAAGCTCTTTTTGCCTTATCATCCCATTTGCTGTAAACAAAAATATAATAAGGTGTATCATGGTTGTCTATTCCATAATTGGCTTGTGTAAAATGAGCATTTAATGTTAGTGCGACATCGTCTTCTAAGACATTATCATCACCATCAACCCATTCTCCTTTGGTATTTATACCACCGTCCCATCCGAGAGCATCTGTTAAGTAGAGTATCTTTTTTAACAAGCTACTATCACCAGAAATAGTCCCATCTGATTCATAATCAAAACTTCCCAATAAATTATATTTAGTAGGAAATTGACTATTCTCATTCCTGAAATGTACCTCTATGTACACATCCAGATTTTCATATTGATCTGATTTATTAACAAAATCAGTTAAAGCAACATCTTGGAATCCTAACCAAGGGCTTTTACCTGAATTTGTTCTTTTAGCTTCGTAAGAACCTCTATACGGCATACGCTACTCCTTTTCTTTGAATTTAAGGATTTCGTTCATTACACTATCGTAATCGAAATCAAGAACTTTTTGGGCAAGCGGTTTCAATCTGCTGCCCACAGCTCTTTCATCATAAGATTGGAAAGAAATATAGAACTTTCCATCTTCTTTACTTGCGGTAGTGTATCCAATTACATCTGCTGAAGCAGTTACTCCAATTGCCAGACCTCCCGGCAGTTGTGGCCCCAGCTGACTCTTGCCGTCTGTGACTGATGTTGGTTTTGCATGACTTACTAGAACAAGATTCTTATTTAAAGATTTGCACAGCCGTTGAAATTTCCTGATTATATCAAGATTTTTCTTTCTAGCTTGTGCCCAGTCTTGTCCCCATGAGCTTGCATCACCCATTGCTACTTGACCTCTTTCATCACATACTTCGTCTTCTATCCATCTATTTATGTGATCAAGAGTATCAATAGCAATTGTATCATAAGGAAGCTTTTTCAAGTTTTCCTTAAGCCAGTAATATACCTCTACCATGGAATATACTTCCATTGGTTCACCTACACTATCACCAGTTCTGTGATAATGATCTCTTTCGTCATTAGGAATAACTTCTGTCAAAGGGGTTCCCTTTTCAACAATTTGTTTTCCTTCAAACATTTGAGGTCTAGTAGGTGTATTTAGGCATGTTACTGTAACTGTATTTGCTTTATCAACAAAATCTGAGCCTAAGTCTGTATCTATTAAGAGACATCCGTCTGCTCCATTTTTACTCCATTGACTAGCTTGTGTTGATTTACCCGTTTTGGGTTGACCGATAAAATACCAAGTCAACCCATTGGGCAACACTTTCCAAT